TTCTTTTTGGAGTCTTACATGGCGACTTTCATAGACTCGGTTAATCGGGTTTTGAGAATAAATGGAATTATTCGCGGTGGAGATGACGGCATAACGACTTTCGGTGACACGCAGCATGCCTCGGATATTTCATTGTCTCAAATCGCTATTCAAGACGAAATCGCCGAGATTGTTTCCGAAAGACTTGTTCCATACGAAAAAACATCTGGCACGATTACTTTGCTGACTTCAACCAGAAGTTACGCATTAGCGGCTGGTTTCATCCGTTTTTTCGGAATTGCGTCATTTTACGACGCAACCGACGGAACCAGGATTTACGAATACAAAGGCGGGGAAGAATTGCTCCAGCATTACGATCTTCTTTACAAGACAACGGAAGGCGCGCCGAATTACTGGTATTGGGACAATACGACTACGAAGAAAATCGCTTTTTATAACGTACCGAATTCCACTTACAACAACCGTAGTCTTGCCTATGATTATGAAGCTTCTGTCATGGTTTCCAATTCGTCGGATACCATGCCGTTTCACAACAACGAAGAACATTATTCATTTGTTTCCATGGCGGCTCGAAGGTTCTTCTTTATGAAATCCGATAAAGATTTAGGATTATTGGTTGAAGACGCCGCTTACAACAATGCTAAATCGAGGCTGTATGCGTTTCTGAGGCATGATAACCCATCGTCATATTACGGATATTCATACCGCTAATGGCTACCCTTACTTTTGAAGGCGGCCTCAATGAGCAGGATATAACACTCGTTCAAGATCAAGAATGCACGCTCGGATACAATTTTGAGCTTGGATCCAGAGATACTCATTTTCGTCCGAGAAAACCATTCGACAACAAGGGGACGGCTACTAATGCAGCTTCAATAAACGGATTTGTCCAGTTGATTACCTCGGCGGATGTTGAAACAACGCTGGTTCAGTCGGCAAATACGGTTTATTTGTGGGACGGTTCGACCTTTACATCGAAAGGAACGGTCAATACGGCCTCTAAATTGCGAGGCGTCACATGGACCCTGGGCGGTTATTCGGTAATAACCGATATATCCAAACTGACCGTTGTAAAAAAATGGGACGGTTCGGCATTAACAACGCTTACGACTGGATTGGGGGNCGATCTNTATGCGAAATACGGACTCGTTCATCTTGGGAGGATGTGGCTGTTCAATGTAAAGGCCGGGAACGATACGCCGCATCTTCTTGTGGCATCGGCTTTTGAAACTCCGACTTCGTATAATACGACTCTGAGGGCGAAGGATTCATCGTTCAGTACCGGGAACGAAGCTTTCTACATGGTAACGCCGGATTTGCGCCCGATAAACGGGGTAGCGCCGTTTTACGGCACGTTGATAATTTCCACCGAAGGCGGGAGTTTGTGGAAATTATCCGGTACAAGTTCGGTCAATTTCCAATGGGATCCATTTTATCCGGGGTCGTTCGCCACCGGTACGGAAACCATGATTCTTACCGGGGACGATGTTTTTTACATGAAAAAAGGCGGCGGTGTGGAATCCGTCAGGTCTACCGACACTTACGGCGATATCAAAGGCGACGATCTATCGCGGTGGATACGACCTACTGTTGAAAATTTGACTGACTGCATTTCAGTTTACGACCAGCAGAGGCAGAAAGTATATTTTTTTGCAGGCTCGAATAAACTGCTTGTTTTTTTCAAGGATATGCTTTCAGTCGGATTTTCCCCATGGTCGATTTATAAAACCGGGCATACATCGTCATTTTCCACAAATACCGCAGTTTACATGCGCTCTCCCGGGACAGACGATTATTTTGTCTTTTTCGGAGATTCAACGGGGAACATTTATTGTCTGGAAGGAACCGGGGATGGGGATAACGGTAATACCACCATTGAAGCGTTTCGCAGATCGAAATATTACGACAATATTGGAAATTTCAATCCCCAGTTACAACAATTGAGGGGGAGAGTTTTTTACCGGCGCATTGCCGATGCCGATCTAATCATGGATTTCGAGTGGGGAGAGGATTATGCAATCAATACTTGCACCGTTCCCCTGGAAGGACCTCCAGTTGGAGACCCAGGAGGGTATTGGGGTGGGCCGGGGTATTTCGGCGGATTGTTTTATTGGAATTCGGGATTTTTCTATGCCGACAGAGTTTCGTCCAAAGGATTTTCCCCAATCGGTAGAGGCGCTGGGTTCAATCTCGAATTATCCGTAACGTCATCTCAATTATTCGACATAATGAAAATTGAAGTGTGAACAATCACAAAAAAGCAAGAAATCGGCTGTTTAAGCACGATAGACCTCATATCAGGCCGTTACAGATAACTGAAAATGCAACGGGGTCTGGATTCTCAAAAGATATCTCGATCGTATGGGTTGCCCATAAACATCACCCGATTCCACTCTTATCGGACATAAATACGCAGGAAGATTTCCTGCTAAAAATGCTGGAAGCTGCAAACAGACTTCCGTTTTACGTCGTGGAAGACAGAAATCGTGAGTTTGACGGCATGGGTTTGATCGCGCTGATTGCAGTAAAAGGCGACGACTGGAGAATCGAGCCGCACGTTCATTTTTTCCCATGGGCCACGAAGAGAAATATTCTGCGGACTTGTATTGCGTTTTTCCAGATGATTCGTTACTCGAAGAAAACCGGGGTCTGCGTGGTAAAAAGTTTGAAGGAATCGACGGTCTTATTCGACAAATGCGTGAACTATTTCCCGCCTAATGTATTTCACGCAGTAGGCAAAATCCCCATGGGAGATATAAGAGGCGATGAATACATTTATTCGATCAGAGGCAAAAAATGGGCGACATAACTAAAACATTGTTCGGCGGCGGCGAGACGGAGCAATCCGGCGCGCAAAGCAGTTGGAGCAAACAAGGAAGCAAAAGCGGCCAGAAAACGACATTCGGTGTAACAAAAACTCCGTTTTCCTCGTTCCAAAATGGAACTTTGTCGCTCGATCCGTCGATTAGGGCATTACAAGAAGAATCGTTGGCTTCATACCGTAATTTGTCCCCTGTTTTATCCGGAGGAGTGGATGATTTTATATCGAAAATGGGGACGGCCAGATCGTCTTTGTTGGGGAATCAAGGTGCGTTAAGACAGGCAAGATTGAACCCGATTCAAGAAGCCATCGCGCGCCGGAGAGGGGANCTGGGTCAATCGGTCGGATTACGAGGTTTAGGAGGGTCTTCGTTCGGTGANCAGGCAATGTCTAATTTCGACATGGATTCCGCCAGAAGCATAGGAGAAGCATCTGCATTAGCGGATGCCGATACGCTCCAGGCCGTCACTGGAATTGATAAAGATATCCTCAATACCATTATCGGCAAAGTGCAAATGGAAGCGCAATTATCCGGACTACCTGCGGAAATCGCGCAACAACGCTTGCAGCAGGAATTGCAGGCTTTCTTGTTGGGTAAAGGTTCGGAAAGCACCGCCGAAAGCTGGGGAGAGTCCGGCAGCACAGGGACAAGCAGCGGCTCAAGCTGGAGGCAGGAACCGATACTTCAAAAATTGACGATGAAATAATTTTATGCCAATGCGCCCCAATTCGCTCTCGTTAAGAGACTTAACGCCTACAGACCCGGATGAACCGACGATAAGAATTAGCAAGCGGCGTTTCAATTTATCCGACGAAGGTAATCAAGCACAATTAAGGTCGGTTTTATCCGGTATTGTGGCTGGAGAATATCAGGATGAGGATATCCAGGGATTCACAGAACTTTACCCGGAGACAGCGCCATTTGTCAGTCAAGCCATTCGTCAGCGAGAAATATTCCGCAGTAATTTCCAACAACCCAAAGCACCAGTTTACGAACCGAATGAAGAAATGAGTTCTCCAGGGGCACCTGGGAAAGCGGATTTGGGCGGGGCCATGCAACAGTTGCTTGGCATGGGCGATGTTGAGGGAGCAAAGAAACTTGCTGATTTAGCGGCGACTATCGGTAGAGGTGGAGATAAACAGGAAGGCCCAGTTTTAAAAGCCGTTCCAGCAGATACAGTAACGAAAGTAACTTCCGGTCTTAATGCTCTTAATCTTATGAAGGACATCATTCCCGCCCTGACAAAAATTTCAGGCAGAGTTGGCGGGAATATCGAAAGAGTGAAAGTTTGGGCCAATGCCGGAGATCAAGACGTTACCAATGCTCAATCGGCCATAGAGCAGTTCGATTTTCTGGCGCAAGCCTTCCAGAAGGGAGCCGCGTCCGAGCCGGACATCAAGAGGGCGATGGATATTCGCCCGGCTTTTGGCTTGCCGGAAGCGCACAACAGGAAACGTGCGGAGAACTTCTCCAATCTTTTCTCTGCAATCATCAAATCTGAAATTTCCAATTACAAAGGAAAAGATTACGAGATTCCGGAAGAATGGGGGCAACTTGCCGACAATATCGGTATTGATATAAATAAAATTCAACCATATTCGTCCGGCAAGAATAATCCCTACACGACAATGGCAAGAAATATTGCAAGAAAAAATCTATCCGAAAGTCTGTCGAGGCATAGGCCGGATAGACCGGGTAAGAACGAAAAACCAGAATTCAAGAATATGTCAAACGAAGATTTGCTCAAAAAGGCACTAGGACAATGAGCGAAAAAAGCGATGCTTTGGTTGAGTTAGCGCGTCGGCGCTCATCGGGGGAAATGACAGAAGATCAAGCTGCTGCATTCGATGAACTCCGCAGCCGGGGAGTATTCACGGGTGAAAAGAAAGAAAAACAAGCCGCTGTATTGGATCAAGCTGTATTGGATCGAATCAAAGGCTACGGAACATTCCAGCTTGGCCGGGATGTCCCGGAAGATATGAAACGTCGTGCCGCTCAATATGCTGGATCTGCGGTAGAAAGCGGTATTGCGCCTCCTGTAGTGCTCGCAGCGGCCGGTGGAGCCGTCGGCGGGGCACCAGGATTTCTCGCTGGATTGGGCATCGGGACTGTTGGGGAAATCCCGGCCATGTTGACCGGAAAGAAAAATTGGAGCCCGACGGCGTTTATTACCGATAAATTGAGGCAACTGGAGGCAACTCCGGAACCGGATCCGGAAGCTCAATTCGGTCGTAAAGTAGCGGGTTATGTCGGGTCTAGTCTCGCCGCGCCTGGAATTGGCGGTATCGGAATGGGTAAATCGCTTGCTTCCGGTTTGACAGCGGGAACCGGTGCGGCAACAGCGAATGAAATATTCCCCGGTAATCCCTATGCGGAAATGACCGGGGCGATGGCTCCGTCTGCAATCGGAGCCTTGGGGAAGGCTGGAATCGACGCACTCAGGCCGTCGCATCGTTTGGCTTACAAGGCAGAATTACCACAAGTTGTCGGCGACCCGCAAAGAAAGATCCTGNTACAGGAAGGGAAAAAACTTCAAAAAGAATTCGGCGGGCAATTGTCCGCATCCGAAAGAGGATTGGGGGAAGGAGTAAGGGCAGCCGAAGGAGAAGTTGCCGGAGCGTTCCCGGAATCGTCGGCGGTCAGATCGGAAAATAATCTAACCGGGATTATAGGCTGGGTCAAGAAAATAGCAGGGGGGACTACTGCGGAAACGGCATCCCAAGCCCTCGCTGGGAAGACTGTTGCTAAAATTGCTTCCCTGAAATCATCCCGCGTTCCGGAATTCGAGGCCGCATTGGATCGAGCGGCAATGCTCGATAAGGCGAAAAGGACGATTGATACTACTCCGGTAAAACAGGGAATAGTTTCAGAAATCAAATCCATGAGACAGGCAAAAAATCTCGGGCAAGCCGATAAAGCAACAATCACTTATCTCAGAAGACAACTTAAAAGACTTCCCTCGAAGGGAGCGTTCGATATCAGATCGGTTCAATCGTGGCTCCACGATTACACAGTCGAAGCGAAACCTTCCGGAGGAATATTGACAGATGTACAGAAGGCATCGCAAAAACGCGGAGCAAATTTGATGAAGGGTTTCATGGAAGATGCCNTGGATAAGGCAGGGGAATCCNGAATATCTCCCGGGGCCGTTGTCTTGAAAGAAGCCAGGGTGAAATACGCAAAAACAATGAACGATCTTGCCGAAGTCGGGGCAACACCATTGGGTGCGGTGATAGAAAAAGCCACTAAAAAGCGCGGTCCTCTGACCGTCAAGGATATTCAATCCGCGTGGTCCAGATCTACACCGGAGCAACGCGAAATCATAACGGAGCTTCTCGGAAACGATAAACAAATCATAAAATCCCTGCAAGGATCGTGGGCGGACGATCTCATCGCCAAATCGACCAGTCCCATTTCCAGTGAAGTAGGAAGATCAGGCGTCGATCTCAGGTCATTGCTGAAAAACTGGAAAGAGGACAAAAATTTTATGAATCTATTCGCTGACGACAAAGAACGGCTTGGCAAATTATTGAGGGTCAGGGCATATATGGATCGCATTGTTCCGCGAGGTCCGGAAAAGGCTACCCAAGGCGTTGTCGGTAAAGACGTTGAATTAGCCAGAACCGCGACCGGATTGAGCACAGGACACGGTGGATCGACCATCTTTTTAGGTGGTTTCCTTACCAGGAAACTTCTACCGGGAGCATATAAAAAACTGCTAACCACGGACGAAGGTATCGACGCACTGCTGAAAGCCGCAGAACCGAAAAAATATACCGGCCCGGAAGTGGCGGCGGCTGTTACGTATTTGCAGGCTCTACAAGAGCAATAAACGGGAAAAATCAGGAGAACCGCCGTGGGAACAAAATACTCATCCAATAGCACATCCGGATATAACTCAGTTCCTCCCTCTGATGACGGGTCGGTAACAGAGGCCAATAAGGTAAAATACTCCACCATTAAGGGTAAACTGTCCGATCCTGTCAAAACTCTTGCCGATGCCATCAATGCGGAATTAGTAACGCATTTCGACAACGGCCCGACGGCGGTTACAACGAATACCACGCTGGGGGCGACTCATTACAATAAAGTCATACAGGTATCTGGTTCCGGAGTAACGCTTACTCTTACGGACGCGGCTACCTTGACGGCCGGATGGTATTGCGATGTCGTATCGACCGATACATCGAACAACGTGGCTCTCGCCAGAGCCACCGCATCCAATACAATCAACGAAACATCGGCTGATACAACGGTTTACCCGTTACAGTCGATTAAAATCATGGTCAACGCCGCTGCAAACGGGTTTTTGGTTGAGCAAAAAATAAGGCACGTCAACGGCACGCTCTCCGGTACCACGATCTCCGGCACCATCGCCGGATCGCCGACGGCAAGCGGGGCGTGGACGTTCCAGACAGGGCAGATTTTCCAGAATTCTGCTGCCAGCACCACAAAAATAATTGTTCGTTCCGGCACCACTGGGCAAGAAGCGGCGGTGGCATTTTCCGATGGGGCCACCGAAAAATGGCAATGGGTCAAACGGAGCGATAATTTTATCGGCCTGTACGATTCCATCGTAGCAGCGTACGCCATCCTGCAAAACCCCAATTATACTATAACTCTCGCTTACGGCACGGTGGTATTCGACGGTTACGGCGTAATGACCGCCGGCACAGTCGGGCTCGCGCGGGTGCAGAGGACGGAGGTAACTAATTCCGGCTCTGGCATCACAATTGCTACCGGCACAACACTTACTACACTAGATTTAGGCTCAGTAGTGGCTGGTGATCGTATCATAGTTTCAGCCTTAGTCTACGCGACTAAAGGTGGAACCGCAGGTATAGTAATTGCCTCAGCGGGTAAAAACTCTGGCGGGGCAACTGTATTAGCATACGATTCATTCGGCGATCTGCGCAGTTCAAAGTTTGTCGTAGCCATAGCTACTGACTGGCAGGTCCCGGTAGGTGGAATTCTGAGAGTTACTGTTTCTGGAACGCTGGTGCTTTCGTTAACAGCAACCTCAGTAGGATCAGACTCAACTAGTGGCTATGGAGCAATCCACGCCATCGTTCTCAAAGGTTAATAACTAAGGAGCAAATGAAATGATACTCGATACTGGAAATTACTACGCCGAACTCCGCGAAGACGGCACTTACGTCAAGCACCATTGCCGCTTTGTGCAGCAGGGTGACATCACGCTGCGCGTCGAACTCGACCCGGTGACAAATAAGCAGACCGGGGCCTCTGCGGTGATCCCGAAAGTGCTCTACACCATTGATGCCGTCACGGGCGAATTCGGCGGCGAGCAGCGCGGCTTCGTGCTCGACCACGAGCTGGGCGTGATGACGCCGCCATCGGGCAAGCGCTATTTGCGCCTGGCGGACTCCGCGATGCCGGCGGACTTCAAGCAGGAAGGTGTCATCGCCTACACCCACGATGGCACGCAGTTTGTGCCGCTGCCGGGGGCCGAACTGGCGAAACGCATCGAGCTGGCTAAGCAGCCTGAACCCATCTAAATGGAACTAGACCCTCAATCGCTGGAAGCCATAATCCATTTGCTTTCCAGGCATCCAGGCAATGCTGGGAAATATAATGAATCGAATCCCGGATTAGGAATGAGGGTGGGTCTTAAAGACAGTTCAGGTTATTTCGGGGTTGGAGGTTATAAAAACTCTATCGGGAAAAACAGTCTCTATGCTGGATATGGTAATACGCTGGGTTCAGCCGGCCCTCTTTCGGTTGGATATAACACAGGATTGATTAGCGGGTATCTTAACAAACCTGTCCCGTTTCTCATCCCGGAATTAAAATACCAGGGCAAAGGCTGGAACGGGAGACTCAACATCATTCCCCCGGTCAAATCAGGAGATTTTAAAGTCGATCCCGCAATAGGTCTTTCAATAGGAATCCCATTCAAATGAGCAATGACCAAACTACCACCACACAATTCACAGCAACTCAGGAAAATGTCTAATGGTAGAAAAACTAATTTCTCTGGCGGCACATCTTCCATTTATGCTAATTACACAAGGGAAGCCTCATGTGAACACCACAAGGATAATCGAAATCATCATCTTCGCCGCTGTCTTCGGGGGAATAGTTTATTCTGAGCTTACTCATCTTAAAGACTCAATTCAGGAATTGAAAATCTCCATCTCGGAAATAAGGAAAGACCTCTACACCCCAAGAGGCGAACGGGATAACTGGGGGACCAGGCCAGACAATACATTCAGAAACTGAGATGAACTGCGGGACGTGCCTATGCCTTCCTATTCTCAAAAATCACTTTCGCTTCTAGATACCTGCCATCCAGACCTGCAAAGACTTTTCCGCGAAGTCATCAAGACCGAAGATTGCAAGATACTCTGCGGTCACAGAGGGAAAGAAGCCCAAGAGGAGGCCTTCCGCAACGGAAGGTCGAAAGCGAGATGGGGCGAGTCAAATCATAACTATGAACCATCGTGCGCTGTGGATGTCATGCCTTACCCGGTGGATTGGGCGGATAAAAACAAGATCGTGGATTTTGCCGATTTTGTGAAAGAGACGGCCCATAAATTGGGAATAGGGATTAGATGGGGAGGAGACTTCAAAGGTTTCTTCGATGGGCCTCATTATGAGCTTACCAATTGCCAGCACTGCAAAATCCCGGAGTAATCATGGAAACTATTCTCGCCTCAGTCGTAGCGCCAGCCGCAATAGACCTATTCAAGAATCTGTTCGCTACCGTATCGAGGAAATGGATCGGTTTGTCGGTAGACGATCAGATTAAATTAGAAAATGCTAATATAGAGCGTTTGAAAGCCATGGCTTTGTTGGATAATCCTAACGGAACCCCTTCACAATGGGTAGTAGACCTCCGTGGATCGTTCAGGTACATCGCAGCAGCCCTATCCATAGCAGTAGGGACGGTTATTATGATGCGTGCCTCTACGCCAGAATTACAGGCCTTGGCGTTTGAGCTTATAGGCATGCCAACCAGCTTTATCTTGGGTGAAAGGATGTACCTTGGCCTGAAAGGCAATATGTCAAAATAATAGTTGACTGTTTTTGTGGCGTCAAAACCCAGTGACGATACACACCGTCAATTTCGGTCATTATTGCCAGGGTTCCGTCACCGGCGTCCTCGATTTCAAAATACTTCCCAGCACATTGCCATTCGACCACAAAGTTTCCATTTTCGCCGGCAACCTCACGGGCAGGGGGGATGAACGGGAAGGTCTCAAGCACTGCGCCTAACAAATCAGGGACCAGTTTTGCCCAATTATCGTCTGCGTATGCCATATAATATAACCTCCCGCTCTGACTCTTCGTTCCCATCCTCAATGACCGTATTTCCTGACCAACGGTCTCATAATATCCACCACTTCCCGTAATTCGACAATCTCCTGATTCTGTCTCTCTGCCAACACAAGACAGCTATCGCGGGCTTCTATGAGAGATTGTGATTTTATTACATTTATTACAAGCATGGTCAAGAATATGCCACCGACTACAATACTAGCCATGATAATTATCGCAACAAGGAGAATATTGTTCGATNCCAGATTTTTTAACCTTTCCATTTGATCCTCGTTTTCTCAGGTTTGCCGAATGTCTTTCCTATTGAAGACAAAAACCCAGCCAGATCAGGAGACCAATCTTTAATCCGATACCATACCAGCTTTCTTTCTTGCTCCGATGTGAAGCGATCTACGCAGATAGTCGAATAGTTGTTCTTCGGGCTTTGCCGGGATCCTGTTTTGATAGGCTTTTCTAAGCCTGTCGAGTCCTGTATTCCCGGCATTACAGTATTTCGCAGAGTAGTGCCATGAGCAAAGATACTCTCCAAAGGCAAGAATGGCCGCTGTTCTTCCGCAATGACATTTTGCTTGATTGGTTTCATGAATCCCCGCTTTTAGTTCAGTGAACTGATACGGTAAAGGGTTCTTGTACTTCTGCTTCCGTATGAACGGGCCGATATTCGGAAGCTCGGCCATGAACTTGCCCTTGGCATCGGCCAAATCTTTCTGCCTGTTCCAATCGCACAGATACGGGATAATCGTTTTCTCGAAGAACTCGACTGAATAGCCGGTCTTGTTCGCGATCCAGTTTACCCCATCCTCCCAGTCATCTACCTGACCGCGCCAGACAATGAGGAGTCTTTCACGTAGAAAGACTTTGAGTGCTTCCTTTTCTTCGTCGGTTCTAGCCATGGCAGAATCCAAAGCCTGACAGGGCTCGATCTGTCAGGAACTTTACATCAGCATCAGCCGCTGGCCTACTCCCGCTATTTAAACTTCCATTTTCCGCGTATCTTACGCCATACTAACATCCTTCGTATTCGTCGGCGGCGCAGTCTAACGACCCCCCAACCCCAGGATTTGCGAACCACGAGAAACCCACGTTTCCTGTTCATTTTAGGCAAACTTGGCTAATGCCTCTCTTATCCAGCGAGCCAAACACCTGTTACAGTCGTGCATGTTGTCATGCTCGCAAGTAAGGTGCTTGCTGAGAACATACTTCACAATCTTGTCGGTCTGGAGCCGACGCCGGTTACGTTGCGCTGTTTCCTGTTTCTTCATTTGCGGCGCGGCTCATCCAGAACGTTGGGCGTCACGCACGGAACCAATAAAACTTTTTGTCCGCGACAAACATCACACGTCCACGATGTACATGTTGATGTCCACTGGTGCACGTCACCGGCAACGTATGGCGGCTTTGACACAACTCCTTGGCCGTCACACTTCGGACATATCTGGTAATACATAGTGCCTCCGTTTACGCCCAACCATTCGCTATAAATGAGATTCAAGATATCAGGCTCTTAACTCCGACAAGACCTCTGCCGGTCTTTGCCCTTCCAAATCTCCCCGCAATGCTTTCACCATCCTGGAAATCTGTCCTACTCCTTCCGCATCCCAATTCCTGATTGTGTCGTGTATCTCATCTTTCCTCTTTTCCCACCCATCCCGATCCCAATTCGCCGGCCACACTCCCGATCTCTCGGCATAAATCTGTAGCGGTAAATCCCGGTTTTGATGAATCCGCAAGCGATACCCTTCGAGCGAAGTTTCGGCAATTGCGATCATGCGGTAATGTTTTTTCGGATTGGAGATAGGGAAAAGCTGAAATCGTAAATGAGAGGCAAGCATGGATTGTATTGTTCTNGAATCCTCTGGGCCATAGGAGAATTTGAGCCAAGCCCCCAAATGNCCTGGGAGGATATTNATAGCCGCNCAGATATAGCCAGCTTCNAGGAAATCCATCGTATTNTCCCGTGAGAATCCCGATTTGTCGATCTTGGCAAGATAGGTCATGTANTCGATAAACCCATTGTTTTTTTGCAAATATCCCCATGCCAAGGCATCGTGAATTGCATCTCTGGTATTACCTAGTTTCATTGTTTCGTTTGTCGATTGTTTTTTGTAGGGGACGCGCGTTGCGCCCCCAAGGATATGCCCTATATTGCGGGTTAAATTCTTTCACCCGCGCCTCAAGCATGTTGGCCCAGTCGGTCAGTCGTTGTATTTGATGCACGGGAGCAATCATTGACCAAGCGTCGGCGTTTTCATCTGTCATGCTTCGTTGTTCTTCGTTCATGGTTTCCCCTACGAATACATTTTAAAACGGCGTTAGGCAACAACCATAATTCTTTTTTGCACCATGGTTTGCTCAATCGAATACATTACATTTATAAGTGCCATTTGCTGTCCGTACTGGTCGTTTGATAAATGTGCGTTAGCTGGGTTTGCCATGACACCACCATAATGGTTGCCGCCATGTTAAATAGTTGTGCTCTTGTGATTTCCATTTTTTAATCTCCTTTCTCGGTCTCCATATTCATCAATACATTGATAGCAGTTCGTATCCCATGAGCGCGTATTCGCAACGCATCGGCTTTCCACCAGTCGTCGGGATCGGCGCTCACAGCAAACTGGAGGCTCTATTTTCTATCGTGGTTGCCTGTGTATCCAGTTCCTGGGTTGCATCTTGCAGACTGATAAACCCATTGAGCCGAATGGTGTACTCAACCCTTAAAGCATCTTTCAGTTCAACCATCGCCACGCGAAATTCATCGTCCGTCTCTACTTCGCGCTGCNNCCAAAAAATCCGCCCATCCGGTGTAATTTGGAAATTCTCGCCAGAATTGGCGCGTAGTTTAAAGTAGTTTTTTACTGGCACACCTTTTTCATTTTCCATATTCTAACGCTCCAGTCGTTTTGGTTTTCCTTCGCCATAGTAAACAGGTCTTGTTGTCTAACCCAGGATATTCCTGGACTGACATCGAGCAATGATACGCCGTTTTGTCTCGTTTCAAGACATGATTCCCGCACGATCCGCAGCCCATGGTATACCATTCTTTCGCTTCCAGAATCTGGTCCGGTCTTCGGAGAAACGGGTTCAGGTTATGATAATTCAAGTTCGCACGCCTTATAATGTTCGATCTGTTCTTCCAGCCAGCCACGATCCCATTTTCCGGTTCCATGAGATAACCGTTTCAGCCGATCTATTTCCTCCGAGCCATAGGTGGAAAGCATCCACTCGTAATACCAAATCTTTCCCATTTCGCCATTCCAAAGCGGCTTGTTACATGCCTTGCATTGCGGATGTACGTTGAACCAGTCGAAATATACTCCAGCTCCTCTCGATCTTGGGATGAAATGTCCAGCGTCCAATTCTTTCCAGTGATAGCCTCGGTTACAACACACACATGTTACATGCCCGTCATGGTTGGCATAAACCTGGCGTACTACTCTGGACATGAGTTTCCATAGAGTATTTTTCAGGGTTGGAAGTTTTTTTAGCTTCTTCTTTTTCACACTACGACCCCTTCCCGTTTATTTTTGTTCACCGATCTCCAGTGTTCCCAAACCAGCGTCTCTGTCTCACGTTTTAATTTCACTTTGAGATAGTCTTCTTCGGCTAATGCCATCGCGGCAAGATGGTTTTTATACGACATCGAGGCATAAGATTCATGATCTCGCTCGCCATTTGAATTCTTCAATGAAGCATTGAACGCCTCTGAGCGTACCGGGCTTTTCATCCGGTCCAATCCATTGAAGTAGCTTTCCAGACGAGCGCATTCGGCATCGGTCTCGGCCAGATATCGCAAAGCCTGCTCGGCGCGCTGTTCGGATATGCTCATTGTTGACTGATTTCGTGTAGTAATTCCAGGTGGCCTAATACTAGTTGGACTACTCTCTATTTGGCAATCCGGCTTCGTGCTTGCAGTTGTAGCACTGAGCGTTGTCAGGTGCCACTGTTACGGCAATGTGAACGCCAAGGTGGCGACCGAAAGCAGCTAATTGTTTAGCGTGCTTTTCACAAGCATCTACCGGCCCTGATGGCCAATGCACGGTATGGGTTGCTGGGTAGCCCAACAACTGCGTCGAGTCCGACACGCCTTCCGATGCGCCATCTGCTGCTTTCTTTTCTTCGGTCATTTCAGGGACTCCTCGTCTTTGTTTCCGGCGTGCGGCTCACGCAGGGCGTTAGCAGGCAAACCCCACTGTGCTGCCATCGCAGCCGCAATGCCTGCGTAAGTGCGGCTTCGTTCCTTCCACCGGTCTGGTCCTGGCGGCGAACTACGCATAAGCCTGGCTCTTTTTCGATATGGCTAATTCAACGCTCCATCCTCTACGAACTATGCGCTCCCAAAGTCTGTGGTATGGGACACCGCTTAACTCTGATAAAGCTACAAGAGGCATGATCTCACCTCGAAACTGAATAAGTCTGTTGTTACGTTTGTTTCTTTGCTGCGCGCTCGGCGTTGACCAGCGACAATTGGAGGGCTTGTAATTTCCATTGCAGTTTTTTCTATCTATTGTTGTGTTCAGTGGGCGCTCCCCCATGTCTTTCAGGAACATGATGAAGCTATCCCAACGTTTGCACACTTTAATTCCACGACCACCGTATAGTTGATACGAAGGATCGTGCTTGTTTCTACATCTTGCGCGCATTGTTTCCCAGGACCTGTATGTTGCTGTTCGATGTTCTGGTGATGAATGCCCGTGTACACGATTAGCTAACCCGGTTATTCTGGATGCGGCAATTCGCCCATCAACCCACCCCACTGGTCGGCCATTGCGCGGGCTATTCCTTCGTAGGTCCTTGACCTTCTTTTCCACCGATCTGGGTGTGGCGGTTCTTTCCAGCATTTTTGCTCTCTCCCTTCAACTATGTCCGTGGGAGTCAACCTTGGCAGATTTTTTAACCATAGGCAAGTCGTTTTTCTGTAGGGATGTCCGTATTCAAATGGCTGAATAATCTGGTCCGGCTTCCGTATCCGGCTGGAAATAATAGAAATCGGGTTCTCTATCGCAATCCTTGGCACTGTGGCATCCATCAGCTTTTGTACAAATTCCAATGCCTCGGCCTGTTCTTTCTGCTTTCCCTTAAACCACCGCGCTCCGCTTACAGCCAAGTGTGTGCATGGCGGGTGTGCAATCATCAAGTCCCATTGTGTGCGTGTCAGTAACTCCAGCACATCCGTCTGGTAGTGGTAAGCCGAGCCGTCCTCGGCTGGCAGCAGATCGCAAGACCAGGCATTGTGGCCAAGATCGTTAAAGGCCCGTCGCACGGTCCCCGAAAACTCACACGCTATCAATACTCTCAGCATTTGTTTGCCTGCTAACAAGTCAATCCACGGGACCGGCTACGCCGGCCCGTGATTTCCGGCGTTGGGCCTCTTGCACATCTTTCCACGGCTCCCATTTCGGCAAAGTAAAGTCGCCGTTTGCGATCTTCTGGCTTCGTTGTACTCTGTACTGCAAAATCCGTCTTTCCTTTTTGTACGAACCAGAAGCGCCTTTCTCTGGCTTCCATTTCCAGCGAAACTCAATGTCATCCATCTTCAAGCCTCCGAGGCATAACAATGTTTTCCAGGCGACGCGAGAAAGTGCCGCGCCCTATCTAGGATCATCGGCTGTGCGCCTGAAAACACCGTTAGAACGCAAAAACATCTTGTCCACTCTCGTGCCTCAATCGTTCCTTCCGTCTCTCTTGCCTGGCTTTGGCGTCGTGCCCGTTGTGGCACTTCTGACAGAGCGCGGCAAGGTTTAAGAGGCTTGCCGCTTCCGGTCTGTCGTCCCACACATGGGCCGTGGTCAGAACAACCGTGCTGCCTGTTACTGGGTGCGGTTGTCCGTTCTCGGCTCCGCACCACTCGCAGCGGTTCTTTGCTCGGTAGTGCCGCACAAACCGGCTTCGCAGTTTCCAATCTGCCGGGTAGCGTGCTTTGTTCTCGGGCCGTATCGGCATTCGCGTTCTAACCCGGCGCTCAAGGCGACTCGCCGCTGCGCGGCTCGCGCCTTAGCTCTGCGTTGGGCGTCAATGGGTTACCGTCGTCGATATCATGCAGGGCATCCATTACTGCCACTATCTTTGGATTTCCGGTATCAACCTCTCCGTCCATGCCAATCTCAACCATCAACGCATTCGCAGCGGCATAGAGAGTGTCGAATTTACCAAGCAATTCAACTGCGCTTTGGTGCCCTGCACCACCAACCGAATCCAGGTATTTCTGTTGTAAAATTCCGTACATCTGTGCCTCCATTTACGCCCAACCATTCGCTCGTGCGGACCGGCCTTTACGGCGCTTGGTTACTTTCTTGGTCTTGGTCATGGGAGTCATTCATCCAATTGCTCGGCGGAATTTTGCTCGGCGTTAAATTGAGGACAGAATTTTGCCACAGAACAATACCCTTCCTTGCAGCGTTTAAATGATTCGCCCGGCCTGAATTCTATCTTCGGGTTATCTATCCCTTCAATCGAAGCCCATTGCAGGGCATCTTCTTCGGACGCTAACAGCCTGAGTGCTTTCTTTTTGCCCATTACCGCCCACTGGCCGGGCTTGGCCCATCGCTCCTCAAGTGAGCACGGCGGAGGAGTTTCAAGCGAATGCAGTCTTATCCGATCGCGAATGAATTCCTGGCACTTTTCGCGCGGCCACATTTCGATTTTGATGATCTCTATTTTGTGCGGGTAATCGTCGTATTTCGCGGCTTCGGAAGGCCGCCAGTCACGCGCCCGGGCGATAACTCTTAATGCTCTGGGTTCAGGCATCAGCGAACAATTCGCATACGCCAGGAAATCGTTATTCAGTCGAATCAACTCGGCGTTGATATTCAATTGCTGATCCCATTCAGCTTTGCCATTTTTCAGCGCATCCTTGATTACCCAAACTGAGGTGCGTTTATGATCCACTAGCACGCCTAAAACTGTCAACAGATCCGGTTTCCCGGAAATTCTCACGCCATCCATTTCCCAGAATAGCCGAAATTCGGTGTAATCGCCCGCGTCTTTGGCAAGTTCAAGGATATAGTGGTCTGCGCTACCGTCCAGACTCCAAAGCGCATCCTCGACATCGGTTTCTATTTCATCCCAATGTTTCTTCTCCAATTGCACCAATTGAGGAGGACGGATCAAGGTCGTGGTTGATAGCGTGCCCTCGTTGTCATACGGCTGTCGGCGTACTGCATTGCAATACGCCTCTGGTAGTCCGCGCTTATTGGTGTAGATCATAATTGTTGACTGATTCGTGTATTATATTCAGGAAATAGGTGGCCTAATTCTAGTTATACGGCATCACTTGCGTCTCGAAGCCTCAAGTATCGGAAGGTTGGCTTCGGTCGGCACATAGATAATCTGCGCGTTCTTGTTGTGCGAAAGCGCATCAATGTACAGATACCGCAAATATCCTTCTGGTCCACCAAGCCCGCCGGCAATGATCTTGTTGGCTTCGGCGTTTCCTTTTGCGCGTTCAATCTCTGCCTGTGCCTTTAACTTCGAGGCGTCGAATTGTGCTTGGGCTTCACGCACGGCAATCTGCCTGTTCCATTCAGCTTGTTTTAACTCGGCCTCTCCGGCTAATCCTTTCTGCCAAACCGAGTAGACGGGAAGCCCGAACATAAGAATCAGCACCAGAAAAACAAACCCAATTACAGACATAAATACTGCGCTTGCTGTGTTCATACTTTTCTCCTTTTGTTAAACTACAAATGCCGTATAACACGGCGTTCGTTCGGACGGCGCTTACGCGCCGCCGCACAACTTGTCGTTAGGTTTCTCGTACTCAATAGACTTTTCCAGTAGTTTGTAACTCACGCTTTCGGATAATCGTGATCCCCAAACAAACTTGCAGCGATGCCGGAAACTTCTGCTCTTCGCGTGGCGCGTACCCCACAGCCGAAGCAAGAATCTGTAAACGTGCATATAAGAACCTCCGAAACCCAACTCTAATACTAGTTAGATTGTGCTAATTTTTTAGCTAGCTGTAAAATGCGTCTGTACTCAGCTAACGCTTCGTCTACCACTCCTCCGCCGCAATTAAACATCCCATGCAATTCGCAACCAACCCACCATACGCAATACATTATCCCAGACCTTTCTAATCTCATGTGCGGCTGTCTGTTTCCACAAGCGCAATCTACCCCGTCATTTAAGGCGGACGGGCTATCCTGCTGCCCGGGGGATGTCGGTTTGCCTGTAGTTTTGCCCATGTTCCTAGTCTCCTTGCTTGTCGGGCGGCTCATTAAAGTATGAGCAATGGTCTTTCAGATCATTCTTGCGCGATATATACCCGCCGCACGGATTGGGTTCGTGCCCAACCCAATACATTGAGGCCGGGAGTTGCGGCATCTTCCACGGGTATCTGCACAGCCCGCCTCCTGACGGATGTAGCTTCCCTGCGGCGGTTAGATCCCACGCCGCATGCCGGCATTTAAGGCAGGTTTTCATTTCTTGTCCTCTAATTCCAAATTCGATGCATTTTAGTAAGCAATTTTCCCATGGTGTTCGAGATGATGTTTTCGGCATAGCCATCGGACAACCAATGGCTTCCGGTAATCATCGTGGTGGGCCTGAGATTTAACATTTTTACATACCTCACATGGCTTTCTCAGCAATCTTCCATCCCTGATGGCATTACTAACTGTGGTCTGCGCTTTATACCTGCCTGGTTTTTCTTTCCGTCTTTTAATCTGGTAAGACTTAGCCGCTATTTTTCTGGCATATTTCTGAAACCGCCTTTTTTCATACTCTATATAATGTGGCTTATTGGCCCGATAGTTTTCAGCTACGTCCTTTTTGGTACATTCTTTGCACTTTCCCAATCTACCGTCCCCCATTTTTGGGTGGCGGTAGAATTGGGTAATGCTTTTTTCCTTACTGCACTTAAAACATTCCTTCTTTCTCACTTTGTGCCCTATTTATGTAAGCCCCGGACACTATAAACTAAAAGGGGCTTAATTAAAAGGTATATCGTCATCGAACGGCGGTTCGGACGCCGGATGGCCGGCGGGCGGTTCTAGTGAACCGTTAGAACCGAGCTTCCCCCATTCTTTTGCCTTCTTCAACCGTTCCCGCATTTTCTCCGAAAGCATTTCAAACACAGAATGATCTTGTGTCTGCATATCGAAAATCAGAAGCTCGCTAACAGGATGTGGCGGAATCATCCCCTTCGGCAGTGGCATTGGAGATTGAATGTTCACGTAATCCCCATTGTGGACAATATTCACAAATGCCGGCTTCCCGAGCAGCAAATGGAAATCGAAAGCATCCGCATCGACTTGGTCGCCGAACGGCTTGCCTCGCCATGCTTCGATGAATTTGCACAGGAAAGAATTCTGGTACATGGTGAAATTAAAATTCGCGAACACCATGAACGGTTTCCCTTTATTCTCGCCGGTATCCATAAGTTCAGACGATTCAAATCCGATCATGATTTTGTGCTCGTCTTTCAGCTTTCGCTCGTTATGGACCGTTCCAAGGTCGATAATGCGAGTACACACTATTGCGGCCGGACCAGGGGGATGCTTTTCAAATCCACCACTGCTGCCTTTGGGTGCTTTCATTTCAGGCTCCAATTAGTTGACTGATTCGGAGTGTGCTGTCGTTGATAGTCGCGTTCAGCCATACAGGCCGCCATCGTCAGGTACTCTTGTCGTATAACCGTGTGGCACATCCCCCAGGTCATCCCTATACAAATCAGCATAACAGCGGTCATTTGTTTCTCCAGTGCGCTCTAACCCGGCGCTCAACGCGGGCGTAGCGTCCGCGTTGCCTAACGGTGCATTCGCTTTGTTTGTTTTCCTGGTATCGGGCATGCCATGTCCTCCTAAAGCTGTAAATTGATCCCAAGAAACCTCACTAGCTCCCGGATCCGTTTCACTTCTGTTACCGTTCCGTTTCCAAGTTCCACCGAACGCAAAACATTTTCGAGTTCGCCTTCGGCTTCTTCGCGGTCACGTTTCTGTTCGAGATACATCTGATATGCCTCGTCCTCATGATTGAAAGCGAGGGCGTTGGTGCGTTCGTAGCGTTCAAATGCGTTCATTTTAGTTTCCTCCGCTAAAGTTACAACTAGCAATAAATTCTCGTCTGAGCGAGGCAATCTTATCTTCCTGAAACTGAAAGGGCGGGTATAGAGCAACGATCCATACGCGCTCGCCACTCCATTTCGGAGGTTTGAGTGTTCCGTGTAAGGCGTTTTTTGTGCAAATTTTGAGTGGTCCTGAAATTTCCTCGACAAGACCAACCCTCGCTTTTGTGCCACTGCCACCGTTAGCCGGAGTCCCATCTGCGTTGGATAGCCAGTAAGCTAAAATCGCTCCGGCTTTGTCTATTGCCGGGTCAAGCATTGGAAGTGATTGCATCCAGTAGATAATACTATCGCTATCGTCGCCGTAGCCGTTGCCGTTGCCGTTGCCGTTGCCGTCGCCGTAGCCGTTGCCGTAGCCGTTGCCGTTGCCGTCGCCGTAGCCGTAG